ATGGTAGAGAAAATTAATACTAAGCCTTTTATCCTTCATTCCGATTTTCAACCTTCTGGCGATCAGCCCCAAGCAATCGAAAAATTAGTCGAAAATTTAGAGGATGGTTTGGCACATCAAACACTTCTAGGAGTAACGGGGTCAGGTAAAACATTTACCATTGCAAATGTCATAGCGACATTAAATCGCCCAGCGATGCTACTTGCCCCAAATAAAACCCTCGCTGCTCAGCTTTATGCAGAAATGAAAGCATTCTTTCCTGAAAATGCAGTGGAGTATTTCGTTTCATACTATGATTATTATCAGCCGGAAGCTTATGTACCGAGTAGTGATACCTTTATTGAGAAAGATGCTTCTATTAATGATCAGATTGAACAGATGCGTCTTTCTGCCACAAAGTCGTTCTTAGAACGTCGAGATACTATCGTAGTGGCGTCCGTATCAGCGATTTATGGTTTGGGGGATCCTGATAGCTATTTAAAAATGATGTTACATTTACAGCAAGGTGCCATTATCGATCAACGTCAGATTTTAGCGAAGTTAGCGGAATTACAATATACCAGAAACGATCAAGCCTTTCAGCGTGGTACATTCCGAGTGCGTGGCGAAGTGATTGATATTTTTCCTGCTGAATCTGACGATCGAGCGGTACGAATTGAATTATTTGATGATGAAATTGAACGTTTAAGTTTATTTGATCCTTTAACTGGCACAAGTTTTGGCGCAGTTCCGCGTTTTACGGTGTATCCAAAAACTCACTATGTCACACCAAGAGAACGTATTTTAGATGCGATTGAAAAAATCAAAGCGGAGCTTGTGCAACGCCGTGAATATTTCATCAAAGAACATAAATTACTAGAAGAGCAGCGTATAACCCAACGTACGCAATTTGACATTGAGATGATGAATGAGCTCGGCTATTGCTCAGGCATCGAAAACTATTCACGCTATCTTTCAGGCAGAAATGAAGGCGAACCGCCTCCGACATTATTTGATTATATGCCGTCTGATGCGATTTTGATTATTGATGAATCACACGTGACAGTGCCGCAAATTGGCGGGATGTATCGCGGAGACCGTTCTCGTAAAGAAACTTTGGTGGAATATGGTTTTCGTTTGCCTTCAGCATTGGATAATCGTCCATTACGCTTTGAAGAGTTTGAACGTTTAGCGCCGCAGACGATTTACGTTTCCGCAACACCAGGTCCTTATGAGTTAGAAAAATCGGGCAGTGAAATAGTCGATCAGGTGGTACGTCCAACGGGCTTGCTCGATCCACAAATTGAAATTCGTCCAGTATCCATTCAAGTAGATGATTTGCTGTCTGAAGCGCGTCAAAGAGCGGATAAAAATGAGCGTGTTTTAGTCACCACGCTGACGAAGAAAATGGCGGAAGATTTAACGGATTACTTAGACGAACACGGCATTCGTGTACGTTATCTGCATTCAGATATTGATACTGTTGAGCGTGTAGAGATTATTCGTGATTTACGTTTAGGCGAGTTTGATGTGTTAGTCGGTATCAACTTATTACGTGAGGGTTTAGATATTCCAGAAGTTTCTCTTGTCGCCATTTTAGATGCCGATAAAGAAGGTTTCTTGCGTTCTGAGCGTTCTTTAATCCAAACCATCGGTCGAGCCGCTCGAAACTTGAACGGTAAAGCGATTTTGTATGCAGATAGCATTACTAAATCTATGGAAAAAGCCATTACCGAAACGAATCGCCGTCGTGAAAAACAAATGAAATACAATGAAGAAAAGGGCATTGTTCCACAGGCATTGAATAAGAAAGTCGGCGAGTTATTAGATATTGGTCAAGGTGCAAATCAAAAAGCTAAATTGAAACAGCGTGGAAAAACGGCAGCTGAACCGACCGCACTCTACAATACACCAAAATCAGCCAAAGAATTCCAACAACAAATTAAGAAATTGGAACAACAAATGTATAAATTTGCTCAAGATCTCGAATTTGAAAAAGCCGCCGCAGTACGCGATCAGCTTCATCAATTAAGAGAGCAGTTTATGATATCGGAATAAAGTAAAAGAGGGTCAAATCAAATTAAACCCGCGCAACATAACCGCCCCTAAAAAAGCAAGATAATTTCTATTTCTTGCTTTTTTCATTTAGTGAAATGGCGTTACATATCTGCACTTATTTAGCCGTCCACACCTCCCCAGCCTAATTCGACCGCAGCCAGTCGTTTTGCCGCAATGATGACTTGCTATGCCTGCCGAAGAGAGTAATCCTGTTACCAACTTAAACAAATACAGGAAACCGCAAAATGACAAATTTTAAAATGAGAACCGAGCAGGAAATGATGATGGAATTAGCTCTTGTTGCGGTGAAAGAACACGACGGTTTTATTGCGGACGGTTCGCAATATTCACTACCTAACGGACGGGGGCAAACCTTTGTGTATAACACGGCGTTTTTAGATGTGCGGTTTGTGGAAGACGGGCATAAAGATTGTGTAGTCAGATTTACGTCCACACTTGCCCCTTTCGCCCCACCGTTTTATTGTTTGCTTTCCGAATTAGAAGACTAATGCAAAAGGCTTCGTGATCACGCGAAGCTTTTTTACTACTAGAATTTATAGACTAAATTATCTTCATACGCCACTTGGTAGTTCAGTTTTGCATTCACCGTAATGCGTTTGGCGTTTTCAAACGCCTGCCAATTATCCACCTTGTTTTCCAACATATAATTCACAAATCGAATAAACTCCGACTTCGTCGAGCTAAAAAACACATACGGCGGACGAGTGATATTGACCAGTCGCAAGAAGTCAATAAAGTCAAAATAGGTGGCTTGTTTGTAACTTTCTTGTTTGGTGTAAAGGTAAGGCGGATCTAACACAAATAGGGCTTTCGGGTCGTTGGCATACTTTGGCAGCAAGGTATGAAATGACTCGCGTACAACTTCTACGCCGTCCAAATAACCGTCCGCACTTGGATAATCGCTCAAGCGCACACAGTGCCAGAAATCTTTGTGGTAGAGTTCTTCAAGCGAACCGACTTGCTGACCGCTAAACAATAACCAGCTCGCCAAGCAGTTTAAGTCTTTATAACCCTGAAATTCATCAATGATTTTAATGATTTCTGCCTTCAATACCTTTGGTAACCGCTTATTTTTTTGCGTAGCGTTCCCCACGACTTAAGATCACCCAGCGAGTTTTCTCGCCTTTGGCTTCGTGAGCCAAACAATCCAGTACGATTTCAAGTGTGGTAGTAAAGGTTTTACCTGTTTGTCGGGCAAACATTGCCACTTTGAAACGGCTGTCATCTTGTAGCCAGCATTTTTGGTAATCGTAGAGAACGGTGTTATTGGTTGATGCCATAGACTTCCAAAATACTTTGTCGCGCACGCTCAAGGGTTGGCAGGTCTGTGCCGTCTTTATCGGCGGTGCGCGCGAGTTCATCTAATTTTTCCTGCACTTTAGCTTTATGTTCCGCTTGATATTCTTTCAGCTTCACACTTGCCGTCGTCATTGATGCAATATTTTTGCCGATCATACCCAGTGCTTTTAGGCGGTCTTTTACGCTTAGGCTTTCCACATTGCGGGCTTCAATCAGCAAATTCATTAAATCAGTTTGCACCAGCCGCATTAGGGCATCCGATTGGCTATCGCCCTCATCGTCCACCTGCTCGGTAATGAGCTTTGCCACTTCTGCCGCGTCTTTAATCGCTTTCAGGCGACTTTCAATTTGTTTGCCATAACGATGAATTGCCGACTTGCTAATTTGGTAGCCTTTCTCACGTAATAGCGTTTCCAATTCCACATACCCTGAAAAACTGTTCTCGGTTAAATGCCTGCCATCACATCACGCAAAAATTGTTCGCTGGTGGTGTATTCGCCGTGATTGTGTTTGTCTTTGGTAATACCGCCGACTAAGCAGATGCCAAGGCTGTTTAAATTATGTCCTTTAACGTGTGCGCCCGTTTCGCCTTCTTTCCGGCCAGTTTCGACTGTGCCGTCGGTGTCGATGACGAAGTGATAACCGATATGCTGTAAGTGCGGATTGAATTGTTTGTAATTGCCCGCTAAGCGCTGAAAGCCACGTTGTTTGTGCCAGTCATCGATGCGTTGTGCGGTGGTTTGGGTGGCGGTGCGAAGTTGCTTGCCGTTTTGAGTGGCAGAGCAATGAATTACGATTTTAGTGATGGGTGAGGTGTGCATAAAAAAATTCCAGTTATCAAGGATTGGTTGATAACTGGAGTTTAATTAGAAAGCGTTTAAATTGATTTTAAACAGGTTTAAGAAAGAATTATTTACTTTCGGCAGTTACTCTATCAAAAATATCATTATTGAGTTTCTGAATAGCCAAAAAGTTTATCATAAAATAAGGTAATGAAAAAAATATCATTATACTTGCAAACAACATTATATCTACCTTTAAAATAATGTTTTCGTATATTTTAATAGAGATTATAGGAATATTAGTTGATGTTGAAAAAAACACATACAACAAAGTAGCCATTGAAAATTCAATAAAGAAACGATTACGAACCCCATTAAGTGTTTTACGAATTTCTACAATATACGCAGGATTTTTAACCCCATTTGGCACAAAAGTAATTATCAGACCTAACCCTACACTAAATAAAATACCCGAAACAGTGTATAGTACATTTAGGGTAGAATCATTAGGTCGATATTCACTAATGTTGCTAATACCTATCGAAAGCAAACTCGCCACAATAAGCTGGATAAAAATTCTCACTGACTAATTTCTCGTAAATAGTGTGCCATAGCTTGTTTCAATTCTTCTTCAACCAAGTATCCAGATTCTGTTTTTGCTATTTTTACAATTTTTGATTTCAGTAAATCTTTTCCTTTAATCATTCGCTTTTTATCTTTGGTCTTAAATTGTACATTTTCAATATCGCTAACAGGCTTAAGTGTTGCTCCAAGAATCTTTTCATAATCTTCCTGAGCCATTTTTCTCGGTTTGCTAAATTTTACGACCAATTGAGCAGAGACTATTTTAGCAAGGTCATCAATTTCTTTCAAATTTAGACTTTCTTGCATTATTTGAGGAAGTATTTTTTGAATCACTTTACGGTTTAACCAGCTAGTTTTAGTTTCAGTAACCTCTTGGCTAGGTGTTGCAGGATGAGGTATTTGCTCGTCATCATCACTTGACTCAGATTCCGATTTAGTTGCTTCATCTGGGTTATCATTCAAATCAAAGTCAGGATCTTTGAATGTTGCTGAGGTTAAATCGCTTAGTTTACACTCTTTCGGAGGTTCTATCATTGGCGTCAGTTCTAAGGTTTCATCTTCCAGTAGCCAAGCCAAATAGGTTTGTAGCTGTTTAATTGTCTGATTTAATGGCATTGCTCCCGTTACTAGATAATCACCTAAAATCGAAAAATAGTAATGGCGTTGGTAAATTCCTGCAGTTTTAATGCTCCGTTTTTTGAGTTCAGTCAGACTGAATTTATGACTACTAAGCAAATCATCAGTAATATGCTGAACGCCATTACCTAATTTCATTCTTAATAAAGTACAAAAAATAGATTGATTCTTACCATTGCTACTGTAGTCTGAAATGAGATCTTGTTCTTTATTGTTATCTTCGGGGTTTAGTACTAGACAACGCTTATCAGCAGGATGCTCTGTTTCTAGGAAATATTCTAATTTTTCTCTAAGATTACTAACCTTTTGTGTTGTATGTGGATTAGTAATTTTAAATGCTCTTAATACAACATCTGCTGTTTCAATTTTCTTTTCAGTTGATTCTGTTTTAGTTTTTCTAGCCATAATATAGTTTCCTTAAACTCACTTCTTCCCACCACAAATACTTTCACAAGGTACGCCGTCTTTGTCGCGGTCTAGGCTACTGACACCGCATTGAGTAAGATAGAAACGGGCTTCTTCGCAGCTATCCATATCTTTACAGGTGCGTTTGCCTTCGCATTGGAATTGTTCTTTAGCAAATACGGCAGCCGCTACGCCTAGTAGGGCGAAAGCGACGTATTTTAGGGATTTTTTCATTTTGGTTTCCTTAATAATAAATTACTGTTGTTCTGCTGTTTTTAGCCACATAAAAAGCCATAGTACGCCGCCGAAAAAGAACCACATCATTTCGGGCGAATGAAAGTATTGTGAACCGATATAGCTAATCACAATACTTAATACAAAACCTACTAAGCCAATTAAAGAGCAAAAGCCTTTTTGTTTTTCTCGCTCACGTTGCTCTGCAATCTGTTCTTGTTCATTGAAATACTGCTTAATCCCAAAGGTGCATTTGCCGTTGTAGCAGTATTCATTGAAACGGTAGCTTTCGCCGCCGCACTGTGGGCAAATCACGATGTGTGGGCTGTTTTTATCAATCGCTTTTTCGGGCTGATGAAAGTGAGCTTCATTGATGTTGTTAAGCTGCTCAACATTGTCAATTTTAAAATCCATTTATTTCCCTTTCTTAAAATGAATACCTCCTTCAAGGTGTTTGATGTTGTTTTGTTGCTCTACGTTGCCAATGTGCATTTTTGTAGCGAAATTGCCTTGTGTTGTGTTAGCCTTTGCCACCATTTTGGCAACATTCAAAATCATTTCTTTGCCTTCCTTACCAGCGGTGCGGAAATACTGCAAAAGCAGGTTCTCGGCTGGCATTAAATTTTCCATTTCTCGGTTTGGGTCAAAGCGTGGCTCATCAGTCTTAGGCATATCTTTTAATATTTCCTGTTCTATCGCTTCATAGGTTTCACGGCGATGTCCAAGCAAGATGTACTCAATATCAAGGTCTGGTTTTTGTCGAGCGAGATCAAAAAGCTGTTTATCTGGGAAACTATTGGTTTTTTTTCTTTCTGCAAAAGCGGTTGGTTTCATACCTAAAGCCGCTGCCACTTCTTTATCTGTTGATATTTTTAGTTCGTTTTTTAAGCGAAGTAACTTTTCTTTGAAAGAATCCATAATTTCCCCTTGATAAATTCAGAAAATCTGAATAAAATTCAGAATATAGTTTATTGATTGTTTATCAATTATACCACAACAGGAGAAAAAAATGCTGAATGTTAAAACGCCTGAACAGGTGAAAAGCGAGTTTGAAGCTCGCGGTGAATCTTTCGCTGATTGGGCAAGAGAACACGGTTATGACCGATTGTATGTTTAGCTCAAGGTATGGCGATGTTGTTGCTGTTACGCCTGAAAAATTCGCCGACAGAAGACGTGATACAGCCTACGCTGGAAGCGTGGTATCGGGTGATTACGCATAAAAGGTCGTGGGAAATGGAATTGGATAAGGTTCGATTTGAGACGGCTTTTATGACGCTTGGGCAGACCTGTGATTGGTTTCCTACGCCTAAGCAGTTGTTGGAAGCCTTGCCACGGCGTGAATATCCTGAACTTCCGCCACCACCGCCAAAAAGTGAAGAAGAAATGGTACAGGAAAAGGCGCAAGTGGAAAGTAATTTACAAAGATTGAAAGCAATTTTAAGAGGTAAACGATGAGAAAACGATTATTGCAGCTGGTGCATATTGGGAAAAGTCAGTTGGGAATGGACGATGAGACGTATCGAAGTCTATTATCTCAACAATTCTACCAAAATTCTGCGAAAAATATAAGCTATTCAGAACTAGTCAAACTGGTCAAAATATTGCAACAAAAAGGTGCAAAAATTCGCTTACCGCATGATGTTTCACAGCTTTCTGCCGTTCAGCGGAAATTGTGGGCAGTGTGGAAAGTAGTGGCTGAGGAAAGTAGTTCGGCAGCGTTGAATGCGTTTGTACAGTGCTATTATGCCGAGATTGCCGACTGGCGTGAGCTAGATAGCGAGCAAACCGCGTCTATTATTGAGCAGCTAAAACAGTGGAAAAAACGAGTAGGTAAATAATGATTGATACCAAATTTGACAATAATGACTTTCAAACCAAAGCCCCCGATTTATTGGCAGATTTGGCAAAATATACGGTGACGGCGGTGCGCGAATGCTTTCCTGATATTGATGCGGAAATGGCGGAAAATATCGGAATGATTGTGGCGTTGAAAACAGGACATAACTGGGGCGGATTGAATGTTTATGTGCCAAAGTCGATGTCGCTTTTCGCCTGTGAACGTGAAAAGCAAATTTTCAACTAGTTCACCGGCAATAATCACGCCTACCTTGCTAAGAAGTATGGTTTATCTTTGCAATGGATCTACAAAATAGTGAAACGTGTGCAGAAGGAAGAGATTGCGAAAAGGCAGTTTGATATGTTTAGGGAGTGAAAATGAAAACATCTGAAATTTTACATCTGCCAAATGATGTAAAAATTGAATTACACAAACGCTTGAGAAAATCCAATTATTCAGGATTTGTTGAGCTTGAAACTTGGTTAAGGTCATTGGGTTATAAAACGTCTAAATCTGGCATTCATAGATACGCCAAAAAATTGAAAGATTTAGATGGCTTTGTGGGGAAAAGTGGTTCATTTGAATTAGCTACTCAAATTGATGTTGCTAATGCCTCAGAACCGAACCAATCGCTAACTCAACTTTATCAACAACTTGGTCAGATTGAGTATCAAAAATTCCAAATCTTACAAAAAATTGCTGAATTAAAAGCAGGAATCCTACCTTAA